CACCAGATACTCCAATATCTGCTCTTCTATATGAAGGTCCGTAAGATGTTTGAATACCAGGTGGTATTGCAATATAGCATCTGTCTGGGTGTTGTACTACTGTTGCTCTGTTACCAGGTAAATTTCTGTTATAAAAAGCAGGAACATTATTTGAATCATAATCAAATCTCTCTCTACGCAGCATAAGATAGTCGATAGCACCTGTTTCAGCGTCTGCTAAACCAAGGTTATAATCTTCTTGTGCGGGTGGTGCCTCTGGATATCTGTAAATGCTCAAGTTTCTGCCTAAATAATAATACTTGTATCATATGTATTTATGAGGTTTAAACAAGGAAAATACATTCCTCGTCACCCAAATAAGTATAAAGGCGATCCACGTAACGTTGTTTATCGTTCATCTTGGGAGCATAAGTTCATGCTTTGGTGTGATAGAAACAATTCTTCCGTGCAAGAATGGGGTAGTGAGGAGATTGCTATTCCTTATATCAGTCCTGTTGATGGTAAGAGACACAAGTATTATCCAGACTTTTATGTAAAAATAAAAGGTAAAAAATACATGGTCGAAGTAAAACCATTTAAACAAACTAAAGAACCTAAGACTCAAAAGAAAATAACTCAACGATATTTTAATGAGGTCGTTACCTATGCTGTAAACCAAGCAAAATGGAAAGCAGCACATGAAGTTTGTAAAGATAATGGATATGAGTTCATGATTATCACAGAAAAGGAGCTAAAAGTATAATGTTTGCTGCATTATTCGGAGCATTAGGAGACATTTTCCAAGCAACAATCGCTACGTTGGATGGAATTCCTGGTGAATCATCAACAAGTAAGTATCAGGACTTTATGTCTTTCAGTAGAAAGAAGAAAGGGGATTTCTCACTGTCAAACATTTATACAGTTCAATTTTCTACACCTCCAATGCTCAATGATAAGTTAGAGAGTGGAGATGACAGAATACTATTAGATTATTACTGCGACTCTGTTAACCTTCCAAGTAAACAGATAACTACAGCACAGATCATGAATGTGGGATCTGCATACAAATATGCTACTGGTAACGCATTTAGTCAGATCAATATGACATTTAAGATACCAAGAACTCAGAGAACGAGAGCAATATTTGAGAGATGGGTTGCGAAAATGAATAATGATGCTAATCAATATACACATTTCTATAACATGTATTGTGCACCTAGAGTGAGAATATATAAGTTTGAAAGAGGTGGTGGTATAAAAGTTGATAACTTTGCAGAAAACACTGAATTATTTGGTGGCACAACAGGTAGTAATAACCTATTAAACTACTTGAAGATGGATCAATCTATCAAGAAAGAAGCCTTAGACAAGGTAAAAAATCAGGCAAAGTTCTATAGTTGTCATGGAATGTGGGAGTTAAGAAATGTATTTCCCTCTAACATTGGATCAGTTCAGTTGAATAACAACGAAGCTAGAGTAATGTCATTGACAATCTCATTTAACTTTGAAAGGTATAGATTTTACACCAGACCTCAGTATTCACATGGTAGTAACTCTGAATTTATCGTTAAAGATCCTGCATTAAGAAACAATCCACAACTCAGTAACTTCTCTGTATCTACAAGCACCGAAGACGCAAATGGCATGGGATATCAGAAAGGACCTATCAACAATGATAATTGGTGGTAAGTCTCATATATAATTTGGACTTTTTTTACCAAAATACCCCCAAAAAAATTCCCCCCAAAAAATGACCCTTTAGGGTTTTTAACTAAATAATTACAACTGAAAATATCATATTATGGCACTTCCCATATTAAACACCCCGAAGTTTAAATTAAAACTTCCATCTGATAACCGAGTAGTGAATTATAGACCTTTTCTTGTAAAAGAAGAGAAAATGCTATTAATTGCGACTGAAACAGGTGAACAGGCAGAGTTAATTACTGCCATTAAGAACATCATTAGAACTTGCACAGATATCAAGGATGTTGAACATTTATCAACTTTTGATATTGAGTACGTTTTCTTACAAATCAGAACAAAGTCAGTTGGTGAATCTGTTAATGTAGCAGTAACTTGCCCTGATGATGAAGTGACAATAGTTGACGTAACTATTCCTTTAGATGAAATTAAAGTCATTAAGACAAAAGGACATAAAAAGGAAATTAAGATATCTGATGAAGTCGTCATTACTATGAAATATCCAAGTTTGGATGTTTTCGTTGAAATGAATTTCCAACCAGAAGAAGGTGGAGTTGATCAAGTTTTTAAAATGGCAGCTGGATGTATCGAGTCTATCGCAGATACAGAACAGGTATATGAGTGTAAAGATCTTCCAAAAGAGGAACTTACAGCATTTCTTGATCAAATGACTTCTGACCAATTTAAAAAAGTGCAAGATTTCTTTGAAACTATGCCTAAACTATCTCACACAATTAAGGTCAAGAATCCTAATACTAAAGTTGAGAGTGATGTAAAACTTGAGGGTTTAGCATCTTTTTTCGCATAGCACTACTTCATGCTAGTTTGAAAAATTATTATGAGACCAATTTTGCTCTAATACACCACCATAAATGGAATATTGAGCATATTGAGAATTTGATGCCTTGGGAAAAAGAAATCTACATGAATCTATTAATCCAATTCCTCGAACAAGAGGAACAACGTATGAAGGATCAACAGGCTAAAGGTGGCTAAAATTAAAATGTACAAGTTTATCAATCCTGGTAACTCCAAGGGAGTTGCCACTATTGGAGCTCGTTCATCACTTTTAGCAGTTAATAGATTAGGTTCAACTGTCAGTGGACTTGGTAATACTGTCAATAATCTTGAGAAATTATACAAATTAAGTGCTAAAAATGAAAAACTTGTAGAAATAGCAGAACGTAGAGCAAAAAAGAGAGAGCAAGATAGACTAAGAGAAGAAGAAGTAGAAGGTCAAAATTTACTAAAAGGCAAATTCCCCGATAAAACGAAAAGAAAGGCAAAAGAAGCAGGTAAGAAAAGGGGTTTGTCTGATAAAATAATGGATGGTCTGTTTGGTGGTGCAGAAGGTATATTATTGGGTATTTTTCAATTTATTGCAAAATTATACACTTTATTTGCGGTAAAAACGATATTAACACTACTTCAAGACCCCGCTAATATCAAAAAAACCCAAAAATTCATAGACAGCCTTACATACGTATTTGGTCGATTATTTAAGTTTGGTAAATTACTATTATATGATGGTATATACAAACCATTTGATCAAATGGTCAATGGTGGAGATTTTAAAGAAAAAATGGCGGGATTGGGTAAACTCATATTGGGTTTATCAGCTTTAACCATTCTGACGAATCCACTTGGCACGATGGATTCAATTTTAAGGTTATTGAATCTAGATTTTTATAGAGATAAGTCACCCCTTACAAATAAAGGTAATTTACCTGGATCTGGCACAGGTAGTGGTTCTGGAGTAAATCCAAATGCTAAATCAACTCTTAAAGGAAAAAATTTAGCCAAAACAAGAGCTGCAGAATTTAACAAAAAATTTGGAACAAACGCAAAAAATCATTTTAATAAAAAAGTCCAAGCAAATTTAGGCAAAGGTCAATCATATTCACAAGCAATTAGAAATGCAACAAACTCGACTAACCAATTAATTAAAAGTGGTAAGTTTAAACCTGTAGTTCCTAAAAATATAGTAACACCTAAACCTAATATTCCTTCACTACAAAACGTCACCAAGGGTGTTGCAGGAAAGTTCACAAGAGCAGGTGTAAAAGCAAAGTTGAAGAGTATGAGTAGTAAAGTCCCTTGGATGGGAGGTATATTTACTGCAATATTCTCAATGTTAGACGGGGATCCAATTAGTTTGACCTTATTCAAGACTGTTGGATCATTACTTGGTGGAGCAATTGGAGGTGCAGTTCCTGTGCCTGTTCTTAACTTCTTTACATCAGCGTTAGGATTAGCAATTGGTGAGTATGTCGGTGAAATCTTGCACATGGGATTCATGGGTGAAGGTGGATGGCAAAGTGCAGGTAAAAAAGCAAAAGAAGACATTGCAGCCTTATGGAATAATATTCAGAATATTGGTATTGGTTTCGCACGTTTATATGAAGGTATACCAAAGGTAACAATAGGTAAATTTAAGACTGTTATACCTGATGTTTCATTCTTCTTAGATCCTAACGCACAAAGAGGACAAATATTTGCAGATGCCTTCTTTGGTCAAGGTTTAATGAGAGAGGGTCAGGTAAGTGTACCTAAGACCATAGAAGTTAAAAATAAAAGAGGTAGAACTGTTAAGGTCATTCCAAACCCAGCTTATGAAGGTGGTGCGAATGAGTATAATGATGCAGTATCACAAGCATTTCGTGATACTCTTGTTCAAAGAAGAAGAGCAGGAGTAGAGTATGAGATAGGTGATGTTATATTAGAAAAAGTAAAAGGTGGCGAAAGAATCTTGAAAAAGACCGCTACTGGTTGGGTAGATATACAAACAGTAGGTGGATTAACTCGTAGTAATTTTGCTAGTGACTTTGCATATAAAGTCTTTATGGCAGGTGGAGGTAATAATGCTCTTAAACAGGGTATTACTTTACAGGAAGTATTGGAATTAGGTGGATCAGCACTTAAAGAGCAAGGAATAGATTTAGCAAGAGCATCATTAGAAGAAAAAGAAAGTAAAAATAAGAACATACTTTCACCTACATTCGGTAACGAGGAATTAGATAATATAGATTACGAGGATACAGGTGGATTCGGTCCAATACCTTTTGATTTGTCACTAGAACATGGTGCAATGAACTATTCTCGTTCTTATGAAGCATCATCTGTTCAAACTGATAGTAAAAATAGGGTTGAATATAAAGAAGATGGTCTTGAAAGCACTGGTTATACACTTACAGCAACTGATATTAATAGGATTAAAAATTCAGTTCCTGAGGGTTCATTTGGCATAGGTTCTAAATATACTGATGATTTTACATCTCGTCATTCTACTGGTTATTCTGGTGATCAACCAAAGAAAGAAGAACCTAAGTATAGGACTAATAGAAGAGGGAGAAGAGTAAGAATAAGAGAATATGGAGGACCTTTACCTGAGTTCTTCTTTGGTAAGATATTTAGAGGTATCACGAAGGCTGTTAGTGGTGTAGTTAGAGGAGTAGGTAAAGC